CCCCGTGGGCTGGACTCAGGTCGGGCCGCATGAGGCGCGGGCCCCGATCGTGGCCGATCCGGTGACGCCCGAGCCCGACTACGCGTCGATGACGCAGGCCGCGCTGCGCGAGCTGGCGAAGTCGCGCGGACTGCCGGTCGGCGGCTCGAAGGCCGACCTGGCGGCGCGGCTTGCCGACAACGACGCGGGGGGCGCCTGATGCCCGCGCTGCGGCTGACGGCCGCGACCCTGGCGAACGTCGCCTCGTCCGCGACGAACGTCACCCTGTTCGCCGCCGCAGCAGCCAACGGCCGCGCGGTCTACAACGATTCGACCGCCGTGCTCTACATCAAGTTCGGGGTGACCGCGTCGGCCACGAGCTACACGGTGCAGGTCGCCGCGGGGGGCTACTACGAGTTCCCGCAGCCGCTCTACACCGGGCAGGTCGACTGCCTGTGGGCGTCCGCGAACGGCAACGCACGCGTGACGAGCTGGTGACCCGTGCCGCTCTACAACCCTGCGGGCGCGATCCCGGCCGGCGCGACCACCGGCGGCGCGCTGACCGTCGCCGGAAACCTCACGGCGACCGGCGGCGACGTCATCATCGGCACCGCGGGCAAGGGATTGCAGGTCAAGACCGGGGCGAACGCGAAGGCCGGAATCGGCACCCTGTCTAGCGGCACGGCGACGGTCGCGACGACCGCGGTCACGGCGAACTCGCTGATCTTCGTCACGGACGTGGACGCGACGATCGGCAACACCGGGTACCTCGCGGTGTCATCGAAGACCGCGGGAGTCGGGTTCACCGTCGCGTCATCGTTCGGTACCGATGCAGGGACATTCAACTGGATGATCGTCGAGGGTATCTAGCGGAAAGAGGTTAGCCGAAGTGTCGTGGAATCAGCTGTTAGACATCCGCAAGCAGGCGCGCCTGGAGTTCGAGCGTGATCCGTACGTGATCGGCCCCCCGGTCGCCTGTCCGAACGACGGGGAGCCGCTGCTGCCCGGTCCGCCGTCGCAGGCGGGTATCTGGTTCTGTCGGTACGACGGCTACCAGTGGCCGCGGGACTGGACGCGACCCGAGCCCCCGGCGGGGCTGTTCGACGGCGTCTCGGAGGGCCCCGGCACCTACAGCGGGCTGCCGTAGCCGGTAGCGCACGCCACAACTGAATAAGCACTCCGTAGGCCACCCCGCCAGGGGTAATCGTGCGAGAAAGCAAGGCACAGTCATAAGGAGGTGAGTACGTGGCGATCACGCGCGCCTGCTACACGACCCGGGAACGGGTCAAGAACGCCGTGGACCTGAAATGGTCCGCGCGCATGGACCCGCAGATCGACGACGCCATCGAGGCCGCGTCCGACGCGATCGACGGCGACATGCGGCGCGTCTTCTTCCCGACCGTGGCGACCTACTATTTCGACTGGCCGAACTTCTCCTACTCGTACCCGTGGCAGTACTGGCTCGACAACAAGGAGCTCGCGGACGTCACGGCCAACGTTCCGGTGGTCACCTCCGGGGGCGTCGTGATCCCCACCGCGTCCCTGATCTGGCGGCCGGAGAACTCCGCGCCCCCGTACACGTATCTGGAGCTGAACCGGGCGACGAACGCCGGGTTCGGCAACGGGCCGACGCCGCAGCGGGACATCTCGATCGCCGGGACCTTCGGCTACTGGACCAGGACGACTCCGGGCGGCGCGCTCGCCGTCGCCATGGGCGACACCACCGGCACGGCCGCATCGGTGACCAACGGCGCGCTGCCCGGGGTGGGCGACCTGATCCTGGTCGGCACGGAGCGGATGCTGGTCACCGACAAGGCGATGACGCCGTCCGGCCAGTCCCAGCAGGGCGCCGGGTGCTCGACGGCGAAGGCGTCGGACAACCTGCTCGCGGTCACCGACGGCACGAAGTTCGCGACCGGCGAGGTCCTGCTGCTGGACGCGGAGCGCATACAGGTCGTGGACATCGCCGGGAACAACCTGACGGTGCGCCGCTCGTGGGACGGCTCGGTGCTGGCCGCGCACACCGGCGCGGCGATCTACGCGGCGCGGCTGCTGACTGTCACCCGCGGCGCCCTGGGCACCACGGCCGCCACCCACCTGATCTCCACGTCGGCCGCCGTGTGCACGGTACCGGGCCTGATCCGGCAGCTCGCCACCGCCTACGCGCTGGTGGACGTCGCCAACCAGGCCGGGGCGTACGCGCAGTCGCAGGGCGACGGCGCCACGAGGGTCACCATGATCGGGCAGGGGCTTCCCGCGCTCGCCGCCAAGGCGTACTCGGCGTTTGCGCGCCTGGGCCGCAGCAGGACGGTGTGAGATGGACATCGCATCGATCCTGGACCAGGTGATCTCGCACGCCGAGTCGACCGGGATCTTCGACGGCGGGGTGAACGGGCACGAGCCGAAGTCCTCGCCGGGCAACGGGCTGACGTGCGCGGTGTGGGCGCAGCGTATCGGCCCGGCGCCGCTCGGTTCGGGGCTGGCGATCACGACGGGCCTGCTGATCTTGAATGTGCGGATCTACACCCCGATGCTGCAGCAGCCCTATGACGCGATCGATCCGATGGTGATCGCCGCGGTCGATGCGCTGATCACGGAGTACTCCGGTGCGTTCACCCTCGGTGGGAACGTGCGCAACGTGGATCTGCTCGGGGCGTATTCGCCGGGGCTGATGGCGGAGGCGGGTTACATCAACCAGGACGGCAAGCTCATGAGGATTATGACAATCACCTTACCAATGGTGATCAATGATTTGTGGATTCAGGCCCCGTGAGCGCCGACGTGATCGTCTCCGGCCCGCTCTTCGACGTGCGCGCGCAGGTCATGGTCGACCACATGCTCGACGAGATCCTCCAGGAAGTCGGCGACTACGCCCTCTACCAGTGGCGGATGAACCTCGAAGACTCGTGGCGGGAGCCGACCGGGGCGTATATGGCGCGCACGAACCTCGCCCGGCGCGAACACGACCTGGTCACCAACGACCACGGCTCCGTCTACGGGCCGTGGCTGGAGGGCACCGGCAGCCGCAACGCCCCGGTGACCCGGTTCAAGGGCTACGCCGCCGCACGCCGCGCGACCGCCACCGTGCAGCGCAAGGCGAAGGCGCTCGGGCAGCCGTACGCCGACAAGTGGGTCGCCCGCATCAACGGAGAAGGAGGCTGACATGGCAGCCCTAGTGTGCCTGGACTGCACTGCGGTCTATTCGGTGGGCGCCGAGAAGTGCCCGCAGTGCGGCTCGACGAAGAGTCGCGGCGACTGGGAAGACGTGGCGCCCGAACCGGCCGTGGCCGCCAAGCGCGTGAAGAGCGTGCCGGCCGCCACGGACCCGGCGCCCGCGGCCGACGGGGCGAGCGGGGGCAGTGACTGATGGCCAAGTCCACCGGCATGGGGATGTTCTGCCACGTCAGCGGCAACGTGGTGTCCAACGACATCCAGTCGATCAGCAAGCTGTCCGGCGGACCGGCCCCGATCGATGTGACCGGCATCGACAAGTTCGCGCACGAGCGCATCGGCGGCCAGCGCACCGGTGCGATCTCGCTGACGGCGTTCTGGAACTCGACCGGCGCGCACCCTGTGCTCTCGCCGCTGCCTACCGCCGACGCCCTGATCTCCGTCGGGATGCCCCCGGCGATCGGCAACGCGGTGGCGAACATGGTCGGCAAGCAGATCAACTACGACCCGTCGCGTGCGCAGTCCGGGGACCTGCTGATCGGCGTGGACGCCATGTCCAACGGTTTCGGCCTGGAGTGGGGGCTGCAGCTGACGGCGGGGACGCGCACCGATGTGGCGGCGACCAACGGGACGGCGCAGGACTTCGGCGCGGTGTCCACGGCGTTCGGGTTGCAGGCGTACCTGCATGTCATGGCGCCGTTCACGGGCACGGACGTGACGGTGAAGCTGCAGGACTCGGCGGACAACTCCAGTTTCACGGACATCGCCGGGGCGGCGTTCGCGCAGACCACGGCCGCGCCCGGGTTTCAGCGGATCTCGATCAGTAACGCCGCGACTGTGCGTCGCTACGTGCGGGCCGTGACGGTGACGACCGGTGGTTTCTCCAGCTTCACGTTCGCCTGTTCGTTCAGCCGCAACCCGATCGCGGGCCAAGTCTTCTAGGAGGATCCATGAGCGACATGGTGTACGACCCGCACCTGCTCAAGGGCGCGGACGGCTGGGTGGGCGGCAACCGGATCGCGCCGGTCGGCCCGGCTGCGGCGTACAACACGTTCTCGATCAGCCAGCCGTCCGACCGGGGCGTGCGGGAAGCCTGCGAGGACGCGGGCTGCCTGGCGTGGCGCAAGGGCTGGTCCATGCAGTTCGACGAATCCACGGCCCTTGGGCGTGCGCAGGCCACCTATATCCGCTGGCAGTCGGGGCGCACGTTCGATGAGAAGCGCACGGCCGGCGGGTTGTCGGTGTTCGACTTCCCGTCGGGGCAGCGCTGTTTCGTCGAGCACCAGACCCACCCGCAGTTCTTCCGCGTGCGCCAGGGCGACTGGCGGGCGAACCTCGGGCCCGTGCGCGAGCACACGCGCGCGGATGACTGGGTCGAGCACATGCAGGAGAACCTGGACACCGTCCGCGACGACCAGGCGCGCGGCTAGAATAAGGAGTATATAAACCAATGGCCAAGTCTTCGGGCCTCTCGTGGACCACATTGACCGTGGACGACGCGTCCGGCACCCCCCAGGCGATCAAGAACGATTTCACCAACCTCCAGTTCTCCACACCGCGCGGCGTGCAGGACGTCACCGGCATCGACAAGGCCGCGATCGAGCGGCTGCTGCTGCTCGCGGACTTCTCGATCACCCTGAACGGGCCGATGGACCCGGCGGCGAACCAGTCGCACGCCGTGTTCTCCACGGTCCCGTCCACCTCGGTCGCCCGCACGGTGACGATCGTGGTCAACGGCAAGACGCTGCCGAACGAGACCCTGTTCACGGACTACCCGCTGACACGTACGGCAACGGGTGAATTTACCTATGCTGTGCCAGGCGTCTTGGCGGACGGCACTGTCCCCCTATGGTCTTGATCATCTTCTAGGAAGGGCGCACCCCATGGGTTTCACCCCCACCCCGACGCACTACAAGCTCGTCTTCACCCAGCCCGAGTTCGCCGGGCTGGAGGTCACCGTCCGGGCCATGTCGGTCCTGGAGACCCTCGACTTCGACGACCTGCGGTTCTCCGAGGTCAAAACCGCCGCGGACCTGCGCGCCAAGCAGGAGGGCATCGGCCACACCCTCGCCGGGGTGATCGTCGGCTGGAACATCGAGACCGACGGCTCCCCATGGAAGGCGGACTACGACTCGCTGCTGCGGCTGGAGAACCCGATGGTCGAGGCATTGACCACGGCGTGGCTGGCCACCGTCTCCGGGTCGCCGGTGGCCGCCCCTTTGGAAGAAGCGGTCCCGCCGGAGCTGGGGGAGCTGGGGGAGCTGGCGATGACGGTCAACGGGTAGGGCGCGACGCCCACCGTGCGAGCTGGGTGGTGGGGATGCTGGGGCGGTTCCCGCAGTACACGTACAGCGCGCTGATGGCGGAGGACGGCGAGTTCCTGCGGCTGCTCGCGATCGACGCGGCCGCGCGGCCGACTGACGAAGGGTGGTGAGATCATGGCGAATACTGTCGAAATACTCATAACGGGCAAGAACCTGACCAAGCCCGAGTTCGACGCCGCCGTCCGGGACGCGCGCACGACGGGCGAGAAGTCCGGGAAGAACTTCGGCGCCGGGTTCCGCGACCAGCTCGGCAAGGACCTGCCGGGCCTGCTGCCGCCGGTGGATCCCGCGAAGCCCCGGGTGCAGGGCCAGGCGACCGGTAAGGCGTTCGCGGGGGGCATGTCGCCGCTGATCCTGGGCGCGTTCGCGGCGATCGCGTCGGTCGGGCCGGCCGCGGTGCTGGGCGCGACGGCGCTGGCGGTGGTGGGCGCGGGCGCGCTGATCACCAAGGGCAATCAGCAGATGCAGGAGTCGTACGCGCAGCTGGGGCAGAAGGCTTCGGCGGCGACCCAGGAGGCCGCGGCCCCGTTGATCCCTGCGCTGATGGATTCGGTGCAGGTGTTGGAGCAGGGGATCGGGAAGATCGGGCCGGAGCTGGGTTCGGTGTTCTCTGCGGTGGCTCCGATGGCGGCGCAGTTGACGGGCGGCCTGGTGTCGCTGGTGTCGAACACGCTGCCCGGGGTGGCGTCGGGGCTCAAGGCGATTGCGCCGTTCGCGCAGGATCTGGCCACCGACTTCGGGAAGATCGGCACAGGGTTGGGCGGTTTCTTCGCCGCGCTCGGCTCCGGGGCGTCGGGCGGCATGGCGGGATTCACCGCGCTGGTGACGGTCGTGGAGCAGCTGCTGCCAGACATCGGGCAGATCATCGCATCCCTATCCAACGGACTCGGACCCGCGCTCGGGGACATCGTGCGCGTGGCAGTGCCCGTTGCGGACGCGCTGACGAACGTGGTCAACGCGTTCCCGCCCAAGGTCATCGAGGACGCCGCGGTGGCCACCGCGGCGCTATTCGCGGCGTTCAAGATCGGCGGTCTCGTCGGGGCCGTCGCGGAGGGGACCACCTTCCTGGGCTTCATCAAGGGCGCGATCCCGGCGGAAGCGGCCCTGGCGACCGAGACCAGCACCCTGTCCGCGTCGTTCGCGGCGATGCTCGGCCCCATCGGGGCCGTCGTCGCGCTACTGCCCCTGCTCACCTCGAAAGCGGGGACCTACAGCCTGGCGACCGCCGACATGAGCGGCAAGACGCAGGACCTGAGCAGTTTCGTGAAGACCCTGGGTACTGAGATCAAGAGCTCCGGGGATCTCGGGAGGCAGTCCGGGCAGGATCTGGACCTCTTCGTCAGATCCCTGCGGGACATGCAGTCCAGCGGCGCCGACGTCTCCCCGACGCTCTCGGCGCTGGACGCCCAGATGCTCAAGCTGAAGGATTCGAATCCGGCGCTGGCGGCGCAGGAATATGCCCGGGTACTCAAGGATCTGGGGCTGACTGCACAGCAGGGGGCTGCGGAGTTCCCCCGGTTCGCGGGCGCGGTCAAGGACCTCGGTACCGCTGGGAGCGTGGCGGCATACGGCACCATCCAGGTGAATAACGCGCTAGCGACGAACCAGATCCAGCTTGCAGGCTCTGCGCAGAAGGCCGGGCAGAGTGCGGTGGCGGCGCTCTCGTTCGCCTCCGCGCAGGGTGGGCTCAACGAGAAGCTGGCGGGCACGATCGCGGATTTCGAGCTGGCCAAGGGCGCGTCCTCGGCGTACAAGACTGCGCTCGACGCCCTCTACGGCAAGTATCAGTCGTATGCGGACGCGCAGGCCGTATTCACTACGGCCCTCGACGGCGCCAAGACGGGCCTGAAGGGCGGCAAGGATGCTTTCGATCTGAACACGGCGGCGGGCTCGGCGAACGAGGCGATCTTGAGCGGCCTCGTCACGGCGAATGCCAACCGCGCGGCAGCCCTGCTCGAGGAGACCGGCAATCAGCAGTTGGCGAATCAGGCGTTACAGGCCGGTGCGGTGCAGATCGACAACATGGCTCGTAGCGCGCATTTCACGCAGAAGCAGATCGACGCGCTGAACCTGGCGCTGTACGGGACGAAGAACATCGGGTCTATCCAGGTGCCGATCGGTGCGAACACGAAGCCGCTGTACGACGCGGTGGGCCGCGCGATCAACTGGGCGAACAACCAGATCGCCTACATCCAGGTGGCTGCGTCCGGCACGTCGGTGGGCGGCCGTCAGCTGCTCGCGCACGGCGGAATCGCCGGCGCCGCTGCGGGCGGCGGTCCGCGCTCGAACCTGACGTGGGTGGGCGAGCACGGCCCTGAGCTCATCCCGCTGCAGCCGGGCACGATGGTGCATTCGAATCCGGACTCGATGCGGATGGCGGCCGAGGCCGGGCGCGGGGGTGGCGGGGAGATGGTGGTGCGCCTCGAGGTGACGGGTGACGATCTGATCGCGCAGTGGATCCGCAACCACGTGCGCGTGGTGGCGGGCAACAGCACGGATTCCGTGCAGCGGGCGTTCGGACAGACCTACTAAGGAGAGCGATCCATGGGCGTGCACCGGTATATCTCGTGGAACGGGGCGGCACCGACGACGGCCGCGCTCGTGAAGGTCACCACCGGTACGGTGATCAAGACGATGCTTCAGGTCGCGACGCCGTCCACCAGGATGATCCAGCTGGTGTCGTGGGGCTACACCCTCGATGCGGTTCCGTCTGCGGCGGGTGAGGTGGAGCTGATCCAGACCGACGTCGCCGCCACGGGCGGTACGGCGCATGTCGCGGCGGGGATCGTGCCGCTGATGCCGGGGGTTCCGGCGTCGCTGATGACGTTGGGTACGGGCGCGACGGGTTACAGCTTCACGGTGGAGGGGGCGACGACGGCGTCCCGGCTGTTCGATTCGGCGCAGGTGCCTCCGACGGCGGGTGCGACTGATCTGCAATACGACTACGAGTTCCCGGAGGATTACCGGCCGGTGGTCAATATTTCCACGTTCCTGCGGGTGCGGGTGACGTTCGGGGGCGCTGTGAGCATGAGCACGTACGTGGTCTGGGAAGAGTAGCAAGTAGATGCGTTCCTACAGGCGTCGGGTCGGGACCGCGGTCCCGCCCATCGGCGCGGGCCCGATCGCCGGGCCGACCGACCCGATCGGCCTGAAAGTGGAGCTGTACCTGGGCGCGCCGGGCTGGACGGACATCTCCACGTACGTCTACTACCGCGACCGGGTCCGCATCTCCCGGGGGCGTCCGAACGAGGCGTCGCGGATCCAGCCGCAGACCTGTTCGCTGACCCTGGACAACCGCGACGGCCGGTTCTCCCCGCGCAACCCGAACGGCCCGTGGTTCGGGATCATCGGCCGCAACACGCCGCTGCGGGTGTCGCGGATGCAGAACGGGGTGCGCCGGTTCCGGTTCGTGGGCGAGGTGCCGTCGTGGCCGGTGACGTGGGACGTCTCGGGGCGGGACGTGTACGTGCCGATCCAGGCGGCAGGCCAGCTGCGGCGGCTCCAGCAGGGCACCACGCCCCTACAGTCCGCGATGCGCCGGGGCGTCCCGAAGGACCCGTTGATCGCCGCCTACTGGCCGTGCGAGGACGCCTCCAGCGCCAAGAGCATCGCCTCGGCCAGCGGCGGACTGCCGATGGGGATCTCCGGCACCCTGAATGCCGCCGCGTACTCCGGGTTCCTGGCCTCCAGCCCCATCCCGACGCTGGGCACGGACCGCTGGTACGGGCCGGTGCAGTCCGCGCTGACCGGCACGTCGGGACGTGTCAGCTTCTTCGTGTCCATCCCGCCCGGCACGATCGCGGACGGCTCGCGGATCGCTTCGGTCACGATGGTGGGGGTGTCGCGCGCCGACGTGTTCTATCACACGGCGGGCGGCATCAGCGTCCAGGTGTTCGACACGCTGGGGGCGTCGGCGTACAACTCGGGGACGCTGACC